CCTCCTCGCGCGTCATTATTCTAACTGTATGTTTTGTGGGGACGGAGTAAGTCCCCCACAAACATACATTGTTAATAATAATATAGTTTTTTGTCACTCTGACAAACTCGATAAATTAATCGTTTTTGTCGTTTATGACATTTTCAATATTGTATTCGATTTTGTCACTATAAACGTAATGACGTTTATTCGATTTTGTCACTTTGCTTTTTTGTCGACAAAACCATCGTTAAAAACAAAACCACCGTGCTCCTTCAAGTGCCTTCGGATAGTCCTTTCTGATTTACCGCTATATTCTGCAAGGTCTGAAACGGTCACATTCCCGTCGAGATTACACGCATTATATATCTCCTCAATATCCTCTTTACGCTCCGCTTTTTTCTGCTCATTAGACTTTTTTTTACCAAAATTCTTACGATAAGGCGAGTTTCGGGAATTACGCTCCCCGTCATAATCGCAATCTTTAAGAACGCCCGCGTCATCGCTATAGTGAACAGGATAATCGAACCAGAGATTAATCGGCGCGAGTTTCGGGAACTCTCGCAAAGTGCCCTCTATTCGCCACGCTGTGCGCCGTCTGACGGCTTTTTTAGCATTGGGGATATATTCGGTCGTCATTGTTTTAAACGCATTCTCAGGGAGCTCTTTTCGGGCAATTTCAAGCATTGCGTTAGCATTCTGCAAATCATCTTGTGAACACATTTCAAGGTTGTGTTTCCAAGTTATAAGGCGCTCTTTAATGATGTTGATAATCTCCTTATTTTCCTGCTGAATGAAAACATCGTCTGTCACGTCGAGCTCTGTTAAGTCAAGCAGTGCGTCGGGATCACGAGCGAATACTCCCGAGCCTGAGGCCCTGTCCATACTGCGCTTACCACCCTGAGCGCCTTTACTGTGATGATGACAGTAGATAACCGAACAGCCGAGCTCGGTGCAGAGCTTGTCGAACTGGTTGCAGAACGCCGCCATTTGGTCGGCGGAGTTTTCGTCGCCCGTTAGGACCTTATATATCGGGTCAATGATAATAGCGGTAAAGTCCTTTTTAGCAGCTCGACGAATGAGCTTAGGCGCGAGCTTATCCATAGGCACGGATTTACCACGTAAATTCCATATGTCGATATTCTTTACATTGTCGGGGCTGTAACCGAGCGAATTGTAAACGTCAATAAAACGGCGGTAGCAGCTTGCTTTATCAAGCTCGAGATTGGCATACATAACCTTGCCCTGAGCACAATCAAAGCCAAACCACTTTTTACCCTCGGCAATGGCTATGGCAAGCTCAATCAACGCGAAAGATTTACCCGCTTTTGACGGCCCTGCCAAAAGCATTTTATGACCTTTTCTGAGTAGTCCGTCAATGAGCGGCGGAGCAAGCTCCGGGGGATTGTCGAAATAATCGGCGAGGTTCTCAAAGTCTGGCAAGTCGTCATTAATGCTCTCAATCCAATCTTTCCACGTTGTATAATCAGGCTTGCCGATGTTTGTATCGAGAATGAACTGCTTTTTATTCCCGCGGACAACGCCGGGCAAGCGGCTTAGTCTTGACGGGTTACGGTTCTGACGGTCAATTTCAAGTCCGTTCTTACCGCAAATGTTGTATAAGTAATCAACGCGCTTGCGGTATTCCTCATAATTCGGCGCGTCAATCTTGACAATGGCGTGTACGCTCTTACCGCCCGAGTAGACAAGCACCGCCACGGGAAGTTCAAGCTCACGGATCAGAGCGTTCTGCTCCTCAATCGGCATACAATCCGATTCTACCAGAGCATAACGGAACTCGGTAACGTTCTCGTTCTTAACACCTTTACCGTCGAGCGGATTAAAGCGTATCCACGCCCCCGCTTCGGGCTTATAATCACCGAACACCTTGCCGATGTCGCCGTCGCAATGATTAAGCAGCTCAATCAGTTCTCCGGCGGTACGGTCACAGCTTCCTTTGGTGGGAAGGTACTTTATTTTACCGTTGTCGTCTTTTTCGTAGGTCTCGGTGACATAGCCGACGTTATCGCTTGAATCAAACAGCGTGTCGAGGTATGTTATAATCTCGTTCACGGGTTCCCACTTGTCGGGCTCACCAAACGGCAAGCCCTCACCGGTGGATAAATTCAATCCGTTTTCTTCGTAGCATATTTCATCATCCCACGATAATTCCTTATGTTCAAAGAATGTCATTCCTCTGTCCTTTGCCATTTGTACAATCGTACCGGCAGTAACGGGAGAGGAAGCACCGTTAAAGCTCTCCCACTTCTTTTCACATTCCCCGGGATGATAACGTCTGTCAGCTCTGCTCCATTCATCCCACACATCAACGCCGTAGCCTTCGTGCTTAAGGGCCATTCCGACGTTTACCCATTCTTGATAGTCGAGAAGTGCGGGGTCAATGAACTTTAATACATTAACTATATCTTTGCTGTTACTCATATAGCAGCTCCTTCTTCAAATGTTGCAGGATTAATGCTGTATGGCACTCGCCAACCGTTGGCGGCTATGCGGTCAATAAGCTTGCGAGCGGTCTCGAATTGCCAGGTACCGACGTGCCTAAATCCCTTGCCCTCGAGGAAACGGATTTGCTTTGGCGTAGTTAGCCCTGCATCGCGGCGCTTTGATAAGCGGTCAAGTAAAAGATTAGCCTTGCCGGCGTTCTCAATTTCATCGGGGCAAATTCCGAGTTTTTCGAGAGCTTGACATTGTTGGTCTGAGGGAGGTGACATTTCCCATCCGAATGACGGGATATAACCCGATAAGTCCTGAGCTTGAATTGACATCTCGAATTGTAACGGGTCGACAAGCTTTCTTTTGCGCTTTTTCATTTCAGCAAGCTGTGCCGCAAGTGCCTCTTCTCGCTGAGCTACAACGTCCTCGCTTGCCTTTTCTTCTGCTTCCTCAATATCGACGGCACAGCCTGCTGCTTCCGCGAGATTGTCGGTCATTTTCTGAGCAACCTCAGGATTTTCGCAAATCAGGCTTGCAGGGCGGCATAGCTCGTGACGTTCGGTGTGCCACAAAAAGTCAAGCAGGAGCAGTTCCTCTTTACCTTCACAGAGCCTTGTGCCTCTGCCCACCATTTGACAGTAAAGCGAGCGGACCTTTGTCGGGCGGAGAACGATAATACAATCAACCGACGGACAATCCCATCCTTCGGTAAGCAGCATTGAGTTGCATAGCACGTTATATTTTCCGCTGTCGAAGTCGGCAAGCACCTCGGCTCTGTCTTTGCTATCGCCGTTTACCTCGGCGGCACTGAAGCCTTTTTTGCACAAAATGTCTCTGAATTTCTGTGAGGTCTTCACCAGAGGTAAAAATACAACGGTCTTTCTGTCTGCACAGTATTTTTGCATTTCGTCCGCTATTTGGAATAAGTAGGGGTCGAGGGCGGTGTCAATGTCGCTTGCCTTGAAGTCACCCGCCTGAGTTGACACATTTGAAAGGTCAAGCTTGAGCGGAATGGTAATAGCCTTTATTCGGCTGAGGTAGTGCTCCTTAATGGCGCGAACAAGCGTATATTCATAAGCGAGGCTTTCGAAAACCTGTCCGAGGTCTTTCATATCGCCCCTGTCGGGAGTTGCGGTTACGCCGAGGAGCTTTGCGCCCGAAAAATGATTAATAATCTTCTGATAACTGTCGCTTAATGCGTGGTGCGCCTCGTCGATAATTATGTAATCGAAGAAGTCGGGAGAGAAACGGGCAAGCCGTTTCTCCCTCATAAGTGTCTGAACAGAGCCGACGACAACGCGGTACCAACTCCCGACACAGCTTTCCTCAGCCTTTTCAACCGCACAACGCAAACCTGTGACCTTAAAGATTTTATCCTCAGCCTGGTCAAGCAATTCCCCGCGGTGTGCAAGGATTAGAACCCTGCCGCCTATCCTCACACATTCCTCGGTAACTTTGGCAAAAACGATTGTTTTTCCGCAACCTGTCGGCAGAACCAGAAGTGTCTTGTTGTGACCGCTGTCCCATTCTTCAAAAATTCTGTCCTTAGCCTCCTGCTGATATGGTCTTAACTCCATTAAAAGCTACCTGCTTTCCATCCACCGCCTGCAGGTGCTGTAGGCTGAGTTGTCGGCGCTGTAGACTGTGCGGCGTACTGTGCTGTCGGCTGTGCGGCAGGCTGAACGGTATTTATAACCTCGTCATAAGGATAGAATTTCGAGATGTCGTTCGCCTTGCCTTCTCCGCCGTTTTTCATCTTAAACGTTCTCACGGTAACGTGGCAGTTACCCGAACAAGAAACCGAGCCCGGCCAGTTCATACGCAACGGCTCGCCGTGTTTTTTCATACCGATTGAAAGGAAGAACTGTGAAAGTTTCCATTCAAGAGAGCTGTAAAGTAAGAAATTCACGACGATATCTCTGTCACGTTCGCCGTGTACAGTAATTGTTACCTTTGCCATATTGCAGGGCGGCAACTTGCCCTCACCCTTTGAGCGCGCACGCTCAACGGCTTTGACGGTGAATTTATAATCTCCCTCGGGGAGCGGCTCAAATTCTTCGCCTTCGTTTTCTATTTGATCATCCCAACCTAATTCTCTTTCAAAATCTGACATAATAATATTCTCCTTTTCTTAAATTATCTATTATCAAATGATAAATCTCTGTTATTCCATACCATTTCATAAACTTGTTGCCAAGCTCCGATAAGTACGCCCTTTATAAAATCGGGCGGATAATTGGATATTGGCATGTCAATCGGGAAATATCCGCGCTGACTAACAGCGAGCCTGATTTCTTCCTCATTCACACCGTTCTCGGTCATTAAATCGGCGAGCGCCTTCGGAATGCCGTCGGGAATTGTGACGGCAGGCTGTGCCGGTTGTGATGTCTGCTGTGGTGTTTCGGGCGTATTATCCACGATTTTATTAATCTCCGCTGTAGCTTTATTCTCCTGAAAAGCAGGCTTAGCTTTGACTACGGGTGTTACGTTGGTGAAGATATGAGCGATTTGCTCGTATTCGAACGGCAGAGGGTTGCCGAGCCCGTGACGGTTCTTAGCATCCCAACAAGGATGGTGTTCGGTGTACATAATTCTGCCGCCGCCCTGAGCTTTAAACTTCTTGCCCTCTTTGTCGGTCGCAACAGCCACGGTCTTGTAGTTTGCGAACAAGAGAATGTCTGCCCATTCTTTGACGAGCGGAGAAATCTGTGAGCCTGTTTTCTTGCCGAGCTTAAGCTCCCAACGGTCATATTCGCCGATTTCGTCGGGCTGACTAAACTTGCGGAGCTGAGCGTGAGCGGTAAGCACCACATTGATCCCGATGTCGATAATGTCTTCGAGCGAGTTGAGAAAACGTCCGAAATCCTCTTTTTCGTAAACGTAACCGTTGCCGTAGCCGAAGTCTTCAATGCCCTTCTTGTCGTGGAGCGCACAGATATCGTCGATGCAGAGCTGTTCTGCCCAGTCTATCGTGTCGATAACGAGAGTTTTACATACGCTCGGATTTGCCTTGACATAGGCTATCTCATTTTTGAGCATAGTCCAAGATGACGGCTTATCCATACGGGCAATGTCAAGGTTTTTGGTGCTGCCCTCGGTGTCGATGAACAGCGGATCAGGGAATTTTGAAGCAAAAGTACTCTTGCCAATTCCCTCGGGACCGTATATAACGACCTTTTGTGCTGATTGAATTTTACCTCTGGTGATATTCATTAAAACTGACCTTCTTTCCAAGTTTTTGTTTTTAATGCGTTTAATGCGGGTTCGGTATCGGGGTTAGCCGCGTAACCGTCCTCGATAATGATAGAACACTCTCCGCCGCTTGATACCCTCGTGGCGATTGCCTGCAAGCCTTCCTGTTCGAGCCATTCGCCAAACTCCTGCAGTGTATCGGTGTCCATTTGCTCGAGCTTGTCAATGAGAACAAATCCACAATCGGGATTGAGTTTACGGATGATAGCGGTCGCGACCTTTAACTGCTCCGAACCGCTCATATTATCCCATTTGAAACCTTTGTAAATGAGCTCGCCTTTTTCAACTGATAAGCCTTCAAGCGGAAGATTAGCGGAGTTGAGCAGGTCGTATTTCTCCTTGCGGATGTTTTCAATTTCAGTTGTCAATGCCTCATATTGATGTGAGAACGCTTTGGCGTCATCCTCTGCCTTCTCTTTATCAAGATTAGCTCTGATTTTGCGGTTAGTGTCCTCAATCTCGGCAATGCTCTTTTCGAGCTCCGCCGTGCTCTCGTCGTGAAGCTCGGCAACGGTCTTTTTTGCGGTTTCAAGCTCGGCAAGTGTTTTGGTGAGCTCAGAATTAAGCTTTGAAATCTCGGTCTGTAGTCTGTTAGCTCTTTCCTCAATTTCCACCTTACGGTCACGCAAGCGCTGATTCTCGCCGTTCTGTGCCAGAATATCCTGTTGTTTCTTAATCAAATCCGAAGCAGATAAAAGGTCCTTAGGCACATCATTGAAAGAAATCATTTCTTTTGCGTATTTGTTCTTCTGATCCGCAATCTGACCGACGGCACGGCGTTCGTTATATTTCTGCTCTTCCATAGTTTCGAGCTCATACAGCTTATCGCCAACGCCGATGACGCGCAACAATGTGTCCGCTTTTTCTTTTCCGCTGCCGTTCATAAACTTCGGCAGGTTGAGCGCAAACGCGCTGACAAAGGTATCGAGCAGAGCCTGTCCGCTCTTATTGCCGCGAGGGTCGATTACTTTCAAATCACTGTTTTTGCCCTTACGCTCAACGACAATTCCGTTTGAAAGTTCGACCTTCAGGTGAGGCGGTATAACTGAGCCCTCACGCTTAGCCGTACTCGGCGCAAAGCGGTTTCCGCCCAGAGCCCAAGCGATAGCGTCAAGAACAGAAGTTTTGCCCTGACCGTTCTTACCGCCGATAACCGTAAGACCGTTTTGTGTGGGCTTAAACGATACGGCCTTTACTCTTTTAACATTTTCGATTTCTAATGCTGAAATTTTGACTGACATAATATTTACCTCCTAAAGTCCGTTTTTCTTTTTCCAATCGCCGATGATATCCTCGTATTCTTCATCGCCGAATTCCATACCGAGCCGTTTCATATCGCGGTCAACTTGTTCCCAAAAGACTTCATTGCCTTCGTTCTTTCTGATGAACTCGTCGAGGAATGAAATAAACCGCAATAACCTAATCGTTCCAAATCCGAAATAAACGTGGAGCACGTAGCAAGCGAGCTTGAAAATTCGTTTATTATTCGCATCCTGCAAGCTGTTGGCGTATTCCGCGCACTGCCTTAAAGTCTCTCTTGATAATCTGTTTTGTGGTGGTATTCTCGCTTTCATTCGGTTGCTCCTTCCAGGAAGTCGAACAAAGTCGGGGCGTCCTTCTGAATATCAACCGATTTTAGATACCCAACACCGTCACGGAAATAATCTGAGTTTAATTCAATCCCGATACCGTAACGGTTCATTTTAACCGCCACATACGGAACTGTCATTATTCCGCCGAAAAAGTCGAGCACTGTATCGCCTTTGTTTGAATAGCGGTTAATTAAACGCTCTACTGTATCAAGTTGAAACGGGCAAACGTGCATTTGCAGATTGCGACGGCTCTGCTCGCTGTTAAGCGTTCGCATTCTAACAATATCATCCCACACCTTATCGCTCCATGATGCAGGTGAGCAAACCATAAACGACGCGGGAAGGCGGTTATCTTCGTCGAGTTCTTCTACAAGCTTGACGTGTTCATCGTAGTTGTAAACACTGCCCTTCGAATACTCCCGATATACGTGCTGTAACTGTTGTACCGGGAGAGCTTTCAGCTGTTCTTTAGTGAGAAGAACGTCCCCGGAGCTTCGCCAATACGCATGCGCGTCAAGCTGCCACTGTCCGCGCGTGTATTCTTCCTTACTTTTCACAACAGGTTCGTCTGCGTAAGCAGTAGACTTGTCTGTCGGCAGTTTTCGGAACAGCAGCACATACTCGGGGCAACCAACGCCCATTTTTGAGCCGTCCTTACATTGCTCAGTCCACCCGAGGCGGTATGTCTGATTATTCTCTCGAACAACGTCCGTGGTTATGACTATTCTGCCCATATAGCGGAAACCGTGCTTGATAAAGTGCATTACCGTCATATCGCTGAACGGGTCAACCGTAGGCATACCGTCGCCGGTGGCATTGCCGAAAAGAATTCTGTCCTTTACGTGTACACAAGCAAGTCGCCCGGGCTTTAACACTCTCAGAGCCTCGGGAGTAAGAAAGTCCATTTGCTCAAAGAATTTTTCGTTATTTTCGTTATGTCCGAAATCGTTATAACTCGGTGTGTACTCATAATGATTACTGAACGGTATTGAGGTTACAATCAAGTCAACACTGTTGCTCTTCATTGTTTTCATTTCCTCAACACAATCGTTATTTATGGCCGTGAAGTGACCGCCTTTGACTTCCATGCGCTCAACGCCCATTGTTCGTATCAGCTCCTCCTTTATTTCATTGTTTGATAAACCGTAGGTCTTGAGAATTTCAACCATTTTCGCGGTTTGATACTTATAACGCTCCCATTTTGCAAATAGCTCTTTGAGAATTTCATCCTCAGTGTCCATATAAATTATGTCGATTATTACCCTCTCAGTTTGTAAAAATCGGTATATACGATGCACCGCCTGAATGAAATCATTGAATTCATAATCTATACCAACAAAAATAGCTCTGTGGCAAAACCTCTGAAAGTTACATCCCGAACCGCTTATGCATTTTTTTGTCGCGAGGTACTGTGTTTTACCCTCGGAAAAGTCGATAACAATCTGCTCGCGCTTATCAAGGTCTTGACTACCGTAAACCTCGTAAGCAGAAGGAATTGCCCGCTTTATTTCATGACGTTCTTCCTCGCGGTCGTGCCACAGGATAAAATGAGCTTTGGGGTCTTTCTCGACTATGCTTTTCATTTTAGCGACACGTTGTTTTATTGAATGCTTTTTTATTTTCGCCGCAGATTGCAAACCTACAGCCGCGTCGTCAAAGAGCTTCATTTGACCGTCGGGATCCGTTATCATTTGGCTGTTCTCGGTGGTTAGCCTGTGCCTAATGATAGTTAAATCCGGTAAATCATAACCTTCATCAGAATATGCAGGATTTAAGTCGCTCGGCTTTGTATAAAACAGCGCCCAACTTGATACCCACAGCCAGAATTCTTTTTCCTTATGAGGATAAATCGTTAAATTATTCGACTTCGTACTGTCACGCTGAAAAAACCGTGTGAGAGCCTGTCCCGTGTCCATAACCTCGAGGTATCCGGCATAGTGAATAAGCTCCTTATACTTGTTCGGGTCCGGTGTAGCCGTCATTACAAACTTGAATTCAACGCCCTTGAACTTATCGAGAAAAGTCTGATAGGTCTTGCTGCCGAAGCCTCTAAGCACTGCGGCTTCATCAAGAACAGTACACCCGAAATATGTCGGGTCAATGTCGCCGTCGCGTACCCGCTCATAGTTGGTCAACAAGACCTTTGCGGAACTCGCTTTGATCTCTGCCATATTGCGGACATACACGGGCTTGTCATAGCCGAGAACAGTCTCAGCGTCACGTACAAATTCTTGACGGACACCGAGAGGTAAACAAATCAGCGATTGTTTGCCCGTCTTTTCCGCGCATTTGTGCGCTGTTTCAAGGCCTATAACTGTCTTACCCATACCGAAAGAAGCAAATACAGCGCGTCTGCCGCCCTTTAAGCACCACTGAACCGTATCTCTCTGATGTGGCTTTAGAGCAGGATTGAGTTCGTCGACATCAAAGCCGGTATGTTTGGCAACGGCAACTTTGCTTTTCAAAAAATCTATGTAGTTCATATTAATGACATCACCTGCCCGCTTCGTATAAACTTTTCTTCTTCAATCCGTTTTGCCTTATACGCGACATAATTTTGACGGTATTTATAGCTTTTTCCAAAGATATTCCAAGCCGCTTTTACTACATTAGGCTCAAACGCTCTAATTTTTTCTAAATCCTCAACCGCCTTATATGAAATCGGGCACCCACAACAGCCTGTCCTGGTAAGCCCATAGACCTCATACGCATCCGAATAGCGAATGTTATAATATTCCTTGTACCATTGCTTATCCGCGTCAGAAACGTAATACAACGGTCTTAGCCTATATTGACCGCTTGCCGTTTCGGTAAAACAAAGCGCTGTATTGTCCTTTCGTGGTACTGAACGCATACCGCCTTCGTCTCTTCGCTCGCCTGTAATAATCATTTCATAATCTTTCTGAACGTTATGTGCCGGCTGCTTTTTGCAGTAATCGCAACATTTTGCGCTGATTTCAAAATCAGGCGGATATTCAGAAATGAAATCGTACATATACTTCGAGGAATTGATAACAAGCTGTATGTTTGGTCTCGGTTCTCCTGCTGAGTTGCAACAGCATAAAAAATTGATGACACTTTGGCAGTTTGGATATCGCTCTTTTAATTCCTGCCGTTTCGCTGCCTTGTCATCAGCCTGCTGATATTCCTCGGCTATCGACAGAGGAATATTTTTCTTTTGCCACTCTGACAATCCGCAAGACATAATTTTTGAAACAAAAGGAATTCCATACTCTCTGGTTGCTTTCACAATATTGACTTTGGGGCGTACTTCCTCAATCTCAACATTATACTTTTCAGCAGTTTCTTTTACGTGGTCTCTGGTTGCTTTCATTTCAAGTCCGGTGTTAAAGAAGACATATTTAACAGGCGGTAATGACTTAAAAATATTACGTGTCCTTTCAATCAAATCAATCAGAATATCGCTGTCCGCACCGCCCGAATAGGAACAAATCGCTTTCGGATGTTGCTTGAGCCTCGTGATAATAATTCCTTGTATGGCATCGAATTTATCAGGAGCATCATAATCCGCATAAGCAGGTCGTTCGGTATAGACTTTACTTCTGTATTGCTCCAAAGTCTTACACCGTCCCTTGCGTGAAGTCCTCTATCCCGAGATACGGAGAATTCATAGCCTGTTCTGAACCGACGATATTATTTACCGCGGTGTGTTCGGCGTGGTACTGGATTTCCGCGTTGAGCCTACGAAAGAAACGGCGCAGTTTTTCAAAAAAGCCTGCTTTATGCGGTTCGGTCTTTCCGAACAGCTCCGCCTCTTTGCGCCTTAACTGCTCGCGGCAGATGTTGTTCTTCAAGATTTCGAGGTGTTTATCGCTAATATTTTTGAATTTTGTCTTAGTAAGACCGTTTTTGTACGTGAATGTCACGCGTTCTTTCATTTTTTTCGTATCCTTTCAAATCGTGTTTTTGGTAAGCCGCGAACTTAGTCGGGCTTATGTAGTATTTATATTTACCGTTCTTGAATACAGCGTATCCGAACGGATAAATACATTTTTTCAATCCTTCGCGTAGTGCTTGCGGTAAAATACCAAGTGACCGCGCAACTTTCGAAACAGATAACGACGGCTCTATCTCTTTGACTTCACCCGTTAACCACCCGGCAGGAACGTTTAACGCTTCGGCAATTTGCTTGACTGCATTTGGTCTGGGGTAGCTTGTGCCTGAGCAATACATCGAAATACGAGCTCTGCTTATTCCTGTTTTTGCGGACAAATCAGCTTGTGAGATATACCGTTCACTAAGGATTTGCTTTAATTTGTCTGCAAGCATAGTTATCAAGTGCTCGCCGACAATTTTGTGGATTTATTTTTCACATTTTCGGCAAAAAAAATATTCATTGTTTGTTGAGTTGTTAATTCCAGAACCTTTGAAATGATTAAGATTTCACTTGCTTTGAATTCAACTTTATTATTCAGTTTATAACTGAATGTAGTACTACTCATTCCAATCAATTCTGCAATTTGATCCTGAGTAAAGCCTTTTTCAATTATTACCGCTTTTAATTTCCGAGAATCAGTCATCTCTTCGCCTCCTTTCTCTTACTTCAAGTATTTTTATCCTGATCAATGATACAAACAGGCAACCGAGGATTATCATAAACAGCAGTGCGCACGTGTAATTTATCGCCCCGTTGTTCATTGCGTTCGGAACTATGAACATACAAATCGCGGTAATTATCATTAGCGCCTCGGTGAAGTGCTGCCATACCCACATTATCACCTCGATGTTAAAGCGAATAAAAAACGAGATAACACCGATTAACCAAAGGTATATTTTACTTAACAAGAAAATTCACTCCTATCTTTTGATATTTTGTATTCGCTAACTGCGCTTTAATCGTCACCTTCTCGCTCATAATATCTTAATGCGTCGTCACAAAACTCTAAATAAGGGCGAATTTTTCTCAAGGCGCATTTTAATCTACGACATACGGATGACGGACTAATTTCTAACATTTCCGCGACTACTTTTTGCGGAAGGTTTTCGACGATAACGTACTCGATAACCGTCTTCTGATCATCGGTTAAAACCTCATTGATAATATCAACCTGAACCTTTAGAAGCGCATTAATTCGCCGTTTGTTATGAGCATTTAGGGTTTTGATGTCGAATGAGTTATATACTGGCTTTAGGTAATCATAAAACCGTTTCATTATCTTTTGTGTTTACAAGCCCCCTTTAATAATTAATAAAATTGCCCTTGCCGAACCGCTGAAATTGCGATTGATAAAATATAATAGCTGTCAGAAATGAATGGATTTAATTGTGGTGCAGTCCGGCAAGGTCTTGTGCGCTATCCAATAATGCGCTTAAACATTATCTCACCCCTTTCGTTCCTCTCCGCTCCGAGGTTGTTACACAGACGTAGTTTAATATAACTTTATTTAGAACAGCAGAGCGGTGCTGTTACTGACTAAAATGTCACCGCCGCATTAAGAACGGCCGCCGCTACCCAGTAAACGGCTTTTTTGTATTCCTTACTGACGATACACATTACCGCCGCGCCGATGTCCATGGCTATCATAGCGATTGGAAAAATATAGGTTGATTTCATATTAGAAATTGTCTCCCCCTTGCGTTTCAATCATCTTGACAATTTCAGCAAGTGACTTTGTCCGTAATTCTTCGATAAGTTCCTGCTTAGCCTCACGCCGAGCTTTTTCTACCTTTGTTTCGAATGATTGAATTTGAGTGACTGCAAACGCAACGTTGTCGGGTAATTCATCGGTCAAAACCGCTGTTAAACCGCAAATCATAGGTGGAAATTCTTTGATTGAACTTCCGATTTGCAAATACCCTTCCCTGACTAAAACCACATTTTTATTGAGAAGTACTGCATTTGCTTTAACGTAGTGCTTATGGGCTTCAGCTATTGCCACGTTGATATATTCTGCTAAATTCATTTTTAATCACCTCGAGGTATAATAATTTCTGTAAATTTTCCGCCTGCTAAACCTGCACAATACCATGCTGAGTACAACGCAAGCGGTTCTTCGTTCATACAATATATCACGGTGAGTATTATAAAGAGTAAAAGGTAAGTAATCAAAAAAGCTTTATCAAGCACCACTCTCACGCTCCTTCAACGCCCGTTCGGCTTGTTCTCTGCTCAAGAATATCATTCGACCGATATCTTCAATATCAAACGAAATGCCTTTTTTCAAAAATACTCGAGTACAATTATCGTAAATGGTTATATTCGTGATTTCATCTTCGACCGGCTTTCCGAGAATATCCCAATAAACTGTATCGCCCACCTTACACGGCAACTCCACAAATCGGGAACGGTCTTTGAAATTTTTACAGCCATGTTCGCTTTGCCATTTCAATGCTTCTGTTTTGCCATACTGCATAAAACAACATTCCGAATGAATACACTCTTTACAAGTTGCCATTACTCACTCACCTCCGTCAAGTACAACTTTTGAAAAAGTCTCCGTATAGTCCGGCTTGTTTTGCTGCAGACTGTTCTATTTCTTTTTTTATATCCTCTAAATCTATCGTTACGGTTGTATTTGGAGCAATTTTCACTTGCCTGTATTTGTGCGGGACGATTGCAGAATTAGTCAACTCTGAATTAGCCGTTACCGATGTTGGCTCTAAAAAACCAACCATCTCCATACGCTTGTGATTGCAAGTTTCAACCTTTGGACATTTGGCACATTTAGAACATAATCTACTCAAAGTCATTGTTCCGCCTCCGCTTCGATGATAGTTGGTAAGCTACCAATAAAATCAGATATAAATATCATCCAACATCCGTTTCTGTCACAGTGTTTGGTATCAATTCTACTGCTGCAAGTTTTACACCGTTGCTCCCTCATTATGTCAATAGATTTTAACAGCTTGTCCGCATCAATCAGCCTGCCGTGAGGTGTGGGGAGTTCGGTTAAAGGGTACCGCTGAACGTTATGCCCGTTGTCATATGAACTTGCAAATTCCGTGTCAATAACAAGCTCAACAGTGTTGTCGGGGTGAGCAAGAATAACACACCGATATGTTGTGTCCTTCTCACCGTTCACAACTGCGTGCTTTGGCAAGCTCATACCCTTAATAATCAGGCTCATTCATCCTCACCGCCTTTATCAAGCTGTTCGAGCCGATAGGACAGCTCGGCGTTCTCTCTGTGGAGGTCGTTTATGATTTCTTCATAAGTACCGTTCTTATTGGCGTTCAAAACCGCAGCTGTCAAAAGTCCGATTATGCCGCCAAAAATCAGTCCTAAAATCAAACAAGTAAAACTGTTCATATCAAATTTCCTATATCGCGGGTGGAGTTTTGCGTGCTCCACCCGCTAAACCTTTCAAATCGTGTTTTTATTTTCTGCTCATTTTGATAATCAGGTCGACGTTGCTGTCAATACAAGCCAATGCGCCTGAATTTTTCTGCTTTTCGATGAAAGACCTCTTTGCCTTCTCCTCTGCCTCTTCTTTGCTGTCGGCATATATCCGCAACATTGACCGCCGTCGCTTAACAATGACCTTGCCGCTTACGTCTACTGCCCAGAGTGACATTCTTCTTCACCTCCTCGTTACAAATTCCCGTTATCATCAATAGCTACAAAATCAAAAGCATTCCTCATAGCTTCAAGCGGAGAAGTTGCCGTTACAGGCTTTTTCTTGATTTGATTTAACAATACATATGCAACCCCGGGTAGAGCCGCGGTTTCCATCAAGTTCGCATCACCTTTTGAAACTCTGATAACAAAATCAGATAAAGCATTAGTAACTTCGTCTTCCTTCATCTGCTTATTTTTTTCAAGCTCTGACATATCATCACCTCTTTATCAACACATAATAATAACTAAGCGCATTAAGCGTTACGCTTTAAGCGTAATTCTTTGCCAAAAAAAATAAAATCGGACGGAAAATTATAAACCGTTTCGATTTTACGCACCATATCCCAATCAGGAACGGTCTTGCCGCTTTCGTAATTCGCAAGCGTTTCTTTTGAAATATGCAGAGCTTCTGAGGCTTTTACCTGCGTTAATCCTGCATTTACTCTCGCCGCTGCTAAAGTGATTTTGGGATAAATAATATTTTCAGCCATAGTCTCACCCCCTGACTGTTATCTTTAATGTTTTTATTCTATCACGCTTAAAGCGTAATGTCAAGCTAAAAACGAAATTTTTTCAAAATATTATTGATTTTATTACGCTTTTAGTGTATAATCATATTAAACCAAAAGAAAAGAGGGGTTTTATGACTGCTATTGAATCCGAAAGGAATAAACAAATATTTGCAAAGAATTTTAATTACTACCTTACTATAAAAGGCAAGAACCAAAATGATATTGTTCAAGACCTAAAAATTACAGCCTCTACTGTATCAGATTGGGCGAACGGAAAAAAATATCCGCGTGTCGATAAAATGCAAAAGCTCGCTGATTATTTCGGTGTTCTCAAGTCAGATTTAACCGAGGAGCACGCCGAGGCAAAATTGACCGATGATATTGAGCTACAAGAATATTTGGAAGAGCTCAAAAATCGTAGTGAAATGCGTATGCTTTTCAGCCTTGCAAAGGGCGCGACAAAAGAGGATGTTATGCAGGCGGTTAAAATTATTGAAGCATTGAAAAAGGACGAATAAGAATTGGGAGAGATATTTATTAGGGGGTTAAAGCTGCCTTTGACAGTTAAAGGCGTTACTGTTTTAGACTCTGACGGCAACTATAATGTTTACATAAATATTATGCTCAGCAATGAAACACAATCAAAGGCAGTCAAACACGAAATAACACACATAAAAAAAGAGCATTTTTATGACTACGAGCCGGTTATGCATAACGAGCTTGAAGCAAATGCAGGATAAAAAGAAAACCGCCCTTGGTATTCGCACTACCAAGAACGGTTCATACAGCCAAAAATTCAACAATAAAACACGATTTGAAAGGTTATGAATTAAAGATGAACTGGCTATTTTCATTATATCACCGTTCATCTTAAAAATCAAGATTGGAAGGTGATTTTTTATTATGAAAAACCCAAACGGATACGGTACCGTTGTAAAACTATCAGGAAAACGGCGCAACCCTTATTGTGCTCGTAAAACGGTCGGATTCAACGAAAAGGGTTATCCCATATATAAAGCTGTCGGATATTATAAAACGCGCCCTGAGGCTCTTATAGCCCTCGGAGAATACAATCATAATCCATATGACATTGACCTGGCTAAAATCACGCTCAAAGAACTATATGAGCGTTGGTCAAAGCGAGCATTCCCCAAAATGCCGTCGAATACTGCTAACGGCCATCGCTCCGCATTTAAGCATATGCGCGCGCTATATGATTTACCGTACCGTAAAATCAAGGCTTTTCAAATGCAGGATGTCATAGACTACTGCAATCGCGGATATTCTACGCAAGGGCAAATCAAGACTCTATTTGGTAAGCTCGACGAATACGCTATGGAGCTCGATATCATTATGAAGAAAAATTCCGACCTGATTCACAGCGCTCCGATCGAAGAGTCGAAAAAAGAACCCTTCACCGATGAAGAGGTAAAGGCTCTTTTCAAGATAAAAGATCAGCCGTGGGTAGACAGTGTTTTATTCCTGCTGCATACCGGGTTTAGAATTACCGAATTCTTCAATTTGAAGAGCGAAAACGTCAACCTTGACGATATGACTATGAAGAGCGGAGTTAAGACTGCCGCCGGTAAAGACAGGCTCGTGCCAATTCACCCCGACATCGCTGATTTCGTAAAAGCTCATTTGGCGCAAGGCAATAAATATTTATTCACAAGCGATTCCAATAAACAGTTGAGACGTAATTCTTATATACCTCATTGGGATAAGGTTATGGAACAGATAGGCGCTAAACATACGCCACACGAGGCAAGGCATACGCTGCGTTCAAAGCTTGACTCTGCCGGGGCAAATAAGAAGTGCATTGATATGATTATGGGGCACAAATCGAAGGATGTCGGTGAGCGTATATATACACATAAGACCATAGAAGATTTGCACGAGGCTATCCGCTCTATAAAATATTAGTAACAAGTTAGTAACAAAAACGCCCCTTAACCCGCATAAATACTGGACTTTAAATGTGTTATACTATATATTTGTTAAATTATCAATATACAATTTCTCTGTTTTTATCGGCGCTCGTTAAATTCTGTTAAATTAAAATCGACCTGTTTATAGTTGCGGTTAGTAACACGTTAGTAACAAAATTGCTTATGAATAATTATTCAAAACAGAATAGAACAAAAATAAGCCCCTGATACTTTTTTATATCAGGGGCAAATGAATTGAAGAAAATGACATATTTTGAGAATATCACTCTACACTTTAATTATAATTCAATTTTAAGTAGAAGTCAATTACTTTCCTTTTGATTTCGGAATGGTATACGTTAACGCCACTTTACTGTCGCTCAGGCCTTCGGTGGTAGGGTCGTTTACAATCCCCAACAGTGCGAGGATAACAAAGACAGTATCCACGACAGCAAGAATATTGTTGCCGAGCTCGCCGAAATCCAGTTCAGCACCGAATACCCTCGCTACTCCCTGAATGAGCAGCAGAACAGCGGGAATGAGTGCGAGCCAAAACTTCTTATTCTTAAACCTTACAAGCCAATTTATGTTCATTCTGAATTCTCCTTTTCTCCATATAAAGTATGTTTTACCTGTTTAACCGCTTCCTCGACTTTGACAAGTCGCTCGGAATGGTCCTTTAAGTCAGATTTGACATCACGCAAATCTGTCTTTATTTCTTTTGTGTCGTCTGAAATGTTCTCCAACTTAACAATTACAGTAGTAAGCTGTGAACTGTCCTCTTTATTATCGGTTTTGTTTCCGCGCCAAATGGTATAAATACCGACCGTGACATTAAGCACTAAAGAAATGCCCGAAATAATGAGCGCAATTTCTACCGTCAATGTTTCACCGCCCTTGCGTTAAGAATATTCGCTGTTTTCAAGCACTCCCTTCTTATGGACTGCCAATAGGCAATCCGTTTTTTTATCAGCCCGTTTTTAGAGGAACTTGATTTATCGTTTTTGATTTTTGCTTTGAGTTTCTTAATGACACCATTGATTTTTTCAACAGTGTCCAAATACTCGTTTGCCCAGTTCTGATAGTCCATTTTTGATTACTTCTCTGTGATAGTATTGATAACTTCTCCTTCATATGGTTGAGCATAAATAAGAGAGTTGACTTCTTGAGCCATATCATCTAAAGATAATTTGTTTGCTTTTCCCGTTTTACTTCGGATTTTATTTGCAAGTGTCGTTAATTTATCAATACAATCCATTTTCTATCTCCTGCATAGCATTATCAATAATGGTTGATATGGTTGATGATAAATTCTCGCTGTTTTGTGTTTGCGGCATTGTTGCACCTTCATCATTACATACAGTGTAAGCGTTTTCGATGTTGGTCTTGATTCGTGTGATTTCATTTGCAACACTCATATAGCGACCTCCTTATACCTGAGACAGCAACGTTTCAATGTTGCCAATCATTGCGTCAATCTCTGATTTAGTATACGCGTCGGTTATACCGTATCCTGCAAGTGTAGTTGACTGCTCAGCTTTGCTTGATAATTGTCGGTCAATCCCATCAAGCTCCGTATTATATGTAGACCAATCAACAAAAGTTCTGTCCGTCTGTGTTTTAGTGTAAGCGTCGGTTATACCATAGCCGGCAAGTGTAGTTGACTTATCGGCTTTACCGCTAATATCCTGATGTTGAGTGAGAAATCCACTGTCGTTATTAAGTTGTGAAGTCTTTGTCGGAATTGCCGAGCTATCCGCTTTTCCGGCAATGGCATCCGAAATCATCGCGGCTACTCTTTTACTATCCGGAATGAAATCCCAAGCTCCCCACTCAGAAGCTGTAAATTTTCGGCTTATGATGTACCCATCTTTTGTCATAGCATATTGAGCCATTTGTCCCGCAACGTTCGGAGTACAGACAACCCTCATTTTAGCGTTGGTAACAATACCCGAAACAACTCTGACTATGTAAACGGTATCGGGAGATGTACAACTGTCAACTGCTTTATCAGAAGTGTCTGCTACCTCAACATATTTCTCAGCGCCGCTTATCGGATGTTCGTCGAAATAATCACTAACAGCCTCAGCTACCTGTTCATCGGTCGGCGTTCCCGTACGGTCAAGACGTTCGCCAAGGCTATTGTATTTGCCGCGAGCGGTGGAAATTTCCCCCTCGGTTGCAGTAATGGCTTTAGTTGCCGCGTCAATACCATTCTCAATTTTATTGAGATTTTCGGCGTTAAGATGTGGTGACTCATCGTCTGACCAAAATGTTTTATTATAAGAGTCCATTTATCTCTGTCCTTTCACTTCGATTGTATCCGTGAGAGCCTGAATTCCCGATAACGTTCTCTTGAACACATATGAGTTAATGCTTTCCTTGATAATATCCCCGTTCCCGTCGAGCTGATAACTGCCGTCGGGATTTGTTTTATTCCTGAGAATGGTTATCGGCTTACCGACTATCTGTTCGGGCGTACCCTCAACCGTAGCTTTAAGCGGACGGTAAGAGGAAAATGCACAATCGCCATTTTCTGGGTTCATAGCAATGCGATAACCGATTGATGATGTCATTATCAACCTGTCAAAAGGTGTTGATGTTCTCGATTGCCCTGAAGCGGCAGATGGTTCGTATATCGTTACATTTTTAGTAAAGTCATAAGACTTTTCGACTGCGTCATCGGTTGCCATCGGGAAACCACTCAGCGCAGAACCGGTCTTGCCGTTAGTGTTTCCTGCTGTCAAAAACAAATAATCTGTGTAGCCTGTGGAAATGTATTCTTCGGGTTGTAACTTTTCGTAATACTGATAAACAATAATGTCGCCTTTGAACGTTATCATCTTAAAAGAACCTTTTCCACTATCAGGCACGATTATCCCAAATGCTGCCAAATCTTCGCAAAGACATTTTAACAATTCGCCGCAAGTTATTGTTTGCGTATTTGCAGCCCAATAAGAATTTTTGATAGTATGATTCTGAACATTTATATACGATGACGGACGGTCTTCTGTGCCCTGCTGATATTTTTCATTAAGTATTTCTGTTTGCCAGTTATCGCCTTCGTAACGCGGTATCGTGGTTTTTCCATTAAGAACTAAACAATAATTAAGCGCAATGCTTATATTGAATACTCCGCTTGAGTTGTTTACCTCTCTGTAAACATAATTTGTCGCGTCGGATTCATAAAGCAGCGCAAGTGCGTCATAGGCTATAACTGTGCGGATGTTCATATCATTTTCGCTGAGCTTGGCGCTTTTTATAAATCCGCTGAAAATATAGTATGTGGTTTCATCAGGCTCATATCCGGGGTAAAGAGTATTGGAAGGGCACAGCGTGTTTGAAGGATAAATAGGGCGGTTTGATACAGTGTGTTTAATCAACTTAACACTAATCCACCGCCCTACAAGATTTTGAGTAAAAATACGCTCGTTTGTACTCAGCAAGTCAATACTGAATTCAGAGGCGATACAGCCGCCAAACTTCAAATAGCTTTCGTCGCAAATAGATTGCGTGAGCTTCATGCTCTCTTGGACTATGTTCTCAGCGGTAATGTCTGCTTCATATTCAACACCTGTTTCGTTGTTGTCGGTAAAGGAGATTATGAGCTCATTGTAAATGTGACCTGCCATATAACCCTCCTATATTTCTTCAAACATAAACTGAATAGCTTTGTATTTAATGCTATTATGGCTAATCGTATCAACAGGATATGTTATGTCGTACATTCTGAACCACGCTGTTCTGTAGTCCATAAGTTCATCATCCCAGTATTCGAGCTGAATTTTACGTATCTGCTGTACGCCCATAGCACTAAACAACGCATCGCGAAGTTCTTGCACCTGAGATAAATTCAGCTCGAACGTTGAAAATTCAATTTTTGTTTTATAGTTTGGCGAGACAACAATGTGAAGCTCATTATTGTTATCTCGATATTTCTTAATTTCCTGACGTTCTAACGGCGTAGATTTATACGTACCGCGCTCGATGAATTTATGCGGAAAAAGAGAGTTTGTTTTAATAAACTTTATCAAATAGCCGTTAAAATTCACTATAAATAAACCTCCTTAAAGCGCACTTACACCGTGCATAGTCTTATATCTGTTATTGCGGTCAACAAGCCAACTGAACCAAACCTCACCGTCAACGTTGAGGTTGATAACCGTAGGATTGCCGTCACCGCCCTGCTCCGCCATAACCTCCGCCAGAGCTCTCTTCATTGCGCTGATAGGCGACACAATCTCAGGCTCTCGCTTGTTGTCGCCGAGAACAGCGAGAAATTCGCCGTAGTTTGCGGGTACAACCGTGCCTGTTGCAAGGTGCGGAATTTCAGGAATGTTAACACCCCAAGTCTGACCGCCGACGAACGGTACCCAATCGGGTATATCGACTTTCAGCGAGTTCAATCCGCCTATAACGGCGTTAATACCGTCGATAATCCAGTTAATCGGGGTTTTTATACCGTTCCAGATATTCTGCCATAAATTCGAAAACCATTGTTTTATTCCGTTAAACGCGCCCTTGATACCATCGACCGCCTTGCGGAATACGTTTGAGAAGAACTCACCGATTTTCGAGAAAACACCCGTAATAGAATTCCAGATGTCCTGGAAGAAACCTGTTATTTTTATGTAAATTCCAAGAGCCCAATTTCTCAGCCCCTCGAAAATGCTTTTGAACCATGCAATTATTTTTATATAAACTGATACAGCCCACATTTTGAGCTTTTCAAAAATGTCTTTGAACCAATCAACAATGCCTGAAAAGATTTCCTTTATCTTTTCCCAGGCACCACCGAAAATCTGTCCAAAGGCTTCAAAGATTTTCGGACCTGCTTCGACAAGAGCTTTCGCAACTGCTACGATAATCTTCGGAATTGCCTTAATCAGCCCTAAGATAATCTCCGGCAAATGCGCGACAAGCTCAATGTTTAGCATAATCAAGCCCTCAATGAGCTGAGGTATGCACTCAATAAGCCCTGTTATAATCTTTTCGATTATCGTCGGCAAGGCCTCGATAATGCCTAAAATAATCTTTGGTATAGCCTTTACAAGACCTATCACCAAAGAAATTACGCCGTCAATTAAAATCGGTAAATTCGTAATCAGCGCATCAACTACTGAAATTATTATTTCGGGTAAATTGTCGATAATCGGCTGAATGATTTTATCAATATTTTTCATCAGGTAAACCGCCATAGCTACAACCGCGCTGACGATTTGCGGAATTAGCTTCGGCAAGGCTTCGGCAACCATTTTCACCATTGACGGCAAAGCCTGAACAATGCCGAAAAACAGCTCTTTAAGCCCTGACAAGATGTTTGGCAAAACGCTTATAATTAGCTGTCCAAGCTGTGGCAAAACGTTCACAAAAGCCAAAATAAATTCCTTTGCACCTTGAATAGCAACAGGCAAAAGCTGACTTAAAATGCCTGGCAAAATCAGAATAATTCGAGGAGCGAGTTGCTGTATCAGTAAAATGATACCGTTCAAAATAACGCCGATTTTTGGGAGAATGTTTTGCCCGACGGTAACTATACTGTCGACAAAGCTGTTAATGAGCGACGTTAGGTCTGCATCGGAATCAGACAGTCCGGTGATAAGGTTTGTCCATGCTCCCTGCATTGATTGTATCGAGCCTTGAATTGTAGTGCTCGCTTCTTTGGCGGTAGTGCCGGTTATTTCCATTTCGGTCTGTACAACGTGTATTGCTTCGGTGATGTCCGAGAAAGAAGAAATATCGTACTTCACGCCTGAGAGTTTTGTCGCGTCATCGAGAAGGCGCTGCATTTCTTCTTTAGTACCGCCGTATCCGAGCTTCAAGTTGTCAAGCATTGTGAAGTTCTGCTTGGCAAATCCCTGATAGGCATTTTGTATTGACTCTATGTCCGTACCCATTTTATTGGCATTATCAGACATATCAATAACGGCCATATTTCCGACCTCAGCAGCCTTTTTGGTATCACCGTTAAGTGATTTTATTAGTGAAGCCGAAAAGCCTGTTATAGTCTCCATATACTGATTTGAAGATAAGCCTGCCGACTTATACGCACTTTCGGCGTATTTCATAACAGTATCAGAACTGTCTTTGAAGAGTGTCTCAACACCGCCTGTCAGCTGTTCGTATTCCGAGTAGGCGTCAAGAGCTTTTTTGCCTATTGCGACAATACCCGCGCCCGCGGCAACCGTCGCAACACCAACACCTTTTATTACGCCGCCGATTTTACTTCCGACACTTTTTACCTTGTCGAATTTACTGCTTGCCTCATCAGCCGCGTCGCCCGATTTCTTGAACCCTTGCTCAACATCATCGAGCCCTTCCTCGCTTTCATCAAGCTCCGTTTGTAGTTTATCCTGAGCTTTGGCGTTTGATTGTGTTTCCTTGGTGTTCGAGCCTTCAGCGGAATTAAGAGAAGAAAACTCCGAACGGACAGCCTTTAATTCACCTTCCTGCTCCCCGAGTTCACCGCTAAGAGAACCATAAGCAGCTTTTGTGTTCTTTGCGGATTTCTCGTTTCTCTCGAGAGCCTCGCCTACATCATTCACTGCGCTTTCGGTTTTCGACAAATCACCTTCCGTGGAGTTCAGCGTTGAACCCATTTGCGAAAACGCGTTTGCGCTCTGATCTGTGGCTTTTTGTGTCTTGCTCTGAGCGGCCGTCACGCTCTCAAAGCTCGACTTTATTTCATTACCCCTTGTTAATAGCTTTTTGGAGTCTTTATTAAATCCGTTTACGTCAATTTTGGTATTAAAGACAAGATTTCCATCTGCTGTCAGAAGTTCTCACCTTCTTTCAAAATCTCTCTAAGCCCCGGTAAGCTGATAGATAAAGTCTTCTTCAGCTTTCAGTTCAGCCTCCTCTTCGGGTGTTAGTTTTTCTTTGAGCACAATAATTTCTTTGTGCTTTTCAAAATATTCCCGTTCCCACTTTTCAAGTGATTTTCCGTTTGCCATTTTATGGCGAATGCTCATTACCTGAGAATAAAGACCTTCGCCTACCTCGTTAAATAAGCCGAGAAAGCTCCACCAATGCAAATACTCAACATCGCGGATTTCATAGCCTGCAACCTTATTGAGAGCGGGAAAAATCATATATTCATCCTGTTCCCAATCCATAGTCTTTGCGGGCGTTTTTTTAGATTTCGGCATATTTCCGCCGTCAAGAAACCAGACAGCTTTTTTATATGCTTCCTCGGTGTTCTCCGGCACAGTTAAAAACAGGCATTCAAGCACCGTAGGAACGACAAGAGCAGGCGGCAAGGATTTATCATTGTATGCTTCGAAAATCGTTAAAGCGACCCGATAATCAGAGCGTATCGGGTATTTTACGCCGTCGACTTCAAGCTCTTTCGGTAAGAATAACATCACTTAAACTCTTTCACTTTTTCGGTGTACTTTTCCATTTTCTTTTTCTCGGATTTCAGCGTTTTTTCGATTTCGGGAATGAGCGCGTTCAAAAATCCCCAAACAATGGGTACACCGCCCGCGGGAGACATACAGTTCAGACTGCCGAAAACAGTATCGCATATAGAAGCGTTAAAGACTTCATCGACTTCTTTTCTGACTTCCTGCTCGATAATGAGGAGCTGCTCTGCGATTTCTTCGACGTTCTCAGGGTTAGCGCTCGCACTGAGCCCTTTGTACATCTTCTCTTTTTCTTTGATTCCGTTTTTCAAATCGACAATTCGCTTCATCAAATTCAGGTCAGAAGTGTTAATCCTGATTTTGCGCGATTCGTCGCCGTTTATCGTGAATTCTTTGTATCCTTCGTTAAATGACAGATTAGACATATTATTCTCCTTAAAAATATAAGGAGCGGATTGCTCCGCCCCTTAGTTTGTTTTAAGCAGCCGCAGGCTCAAATGTAGGAACTCTGTCAGTAATAGTCGCTGTTCCCTGCTTACGGTTGCCGTCGAAGTTGATATTATACGGAATGTTAACACCGCCCTGAGCGCCGCCGTACGACTGGGGCTTAATGATACAATCCTCCTGCCATGCGTCATGAGTTGTGCCGGCTGTGTCAATAATGACTTCGAGTACCTTAGTCTTGCAGGCGTCGCCGGTCAGGCGGTTCATTGAAATATCCTTGATTTTCGGATAAATCGAGTCGTTAGTATCGGCATAATAGGTGTTAGCCTCGATTGAAGGCTCATAGCCATTGTCGTTAGTAACGGTTTCGTCCAGAATGTTCTTAATAACCTCTGTGTCGGGGTTAAGGTTAACGCTCATATCAGAGATGTGCTTACCGATAAGAAACCACTCGGGAGTAGCGCCGCCGAATGACGCGTCAATATAATGAAGTAAGTAACTTCTTTTGAGTTTACCTACCTTATCAGAATTAGACATTTTTTACCCTCTCTTTCTTAAATATTTATAGTATAATCCGCGGTGATTTGGAGTTGATACCTCACCGCGGAATTCAAATTATTATCGGGTATGCTAAAAAGCATACCATTTGCACAAGTTATCTTTTCCAGAGTACCGAAATGCTCGCCACCGTCAATTTCTGTTGAAACTTCTAAGTCGGTATTACAAGATGACAGTACAAAATTCTGCCAATTCGGAGACTCGAACCAATGTTGAAGCTCAAGCAAAAGACCGCTGTTTTGAAGTCTGTCATAGTCATTGAACGACTGAAAGGTCGCGTATAAGATAAACGTGTGACTCCGCTCCTGATTTCCGATTATGTCCTCGGAAACCAATCTGTCACCCGTCGGATAAAGCCCGAATTCATCAGGTGCATTTTCGTTATAGTCGATATGAAGATTTTTAATCTTCGGAAAACTGGTCAAGATTTCCTGCATTTTTTCAACGATGTTCACTTAGATATACCTCCCGCAATTTTCGCGGCACCTTTGGCAATATCTCTCTTATGGTCGGCTTTCATTCGCTCAAACCACATCTTTCCCGCTTTCGGGTGCTTGCTTGTGTTGTACTTAAGCTGACGGCCTGTGGGGAATTTCTTTTGTCCTCTCGGACTGAAAAAAGCAACCGGCTCAGAAATACCACTTTCAAAAATCGGAATGTTGGGACCATACACTTCACCGTAGTATTGATAACGAGCGTAGGGGGATTTATATTGTAGTTTTCCGCTGCCGATAACCGTACCAATCTTAACGCTCTCTGCCAAAGGTCCATTGTCCATTGGCGTATACGGAACCATTAAGCGGATTGCTTCACTATCAACATACATTTGTGCTTGGTTCAGCCTTTCTGCCCTTATAGAGCTAAAATTCGGATTCCATTTGAATTCAAAAGAGCCGTTTGCTCCACTGATATTTCTCGGTTGATTAATGATAATCAAATTATCACCTCGAAACTCCGTTATTCGCTGTGATTTTATAATGTTGCATATTCTCAGAGCCGTACAGCAGGCGGTCAATGCTCATAACAGTATGCACATCATAATTCGCGTTGAGTTTTTTTATGCTCTCAGAGGCTGCCTGCTGTGACGAACCGTCAAACTCGAAATTACACTCACCTTTGACAATGATGTCCTTAGCGGCTTTTTTCCGGTTACTCAAAGCTGTATTCAGTTCGGTTCTCAGCATTTCGGTTATGTCTTTAACGAAAATATACACTGTGATACCGTCCTTGCTCTGAAAGCCGTCTTTGAACACAGCAGAAGATATGCTCTCCTGCCAGTGACATTTAGGAACAAAAAATCGGTCAAAGCCTAAGCCGTTGCGAATGAAAATAGTACAGCTTTCATTTGTCAGCATAATGAGCCCCCTTGATATAACAGCCCTGTGTTAGCAAGCCAAGTGTAAATGATATTCTTGATTTGAGTTGACAGCGATTTAACAGCGGTCTCGCTATTATCATAAGTCGTTGATATATCACCGACTTTCTCGCTTGTCACTCCGCTTATAGCAGGGGTGTGCTCATACTTGTAAAGCAGTTCAGCCAGTTCACAACAGCACATTTTTACTTCTTCGGGGATTTCTTCTCCTATGTTGCCGTGTGTATATAGATTTATATATGAGCTTGCCTTATCGCCCCAATGGTCGAACTCATCAAAGAATACAAACGGCATACCATTACTGCTTCCCAAATAGTTGATTTTGTAATAATTATAATCTGCATAAGGGGTAATCATTTAATCACCCCTCAGCCTGCTCTTTCTCCTGCTCCTGTTCCTCTTCCTTTGTCTCCTGCTCTTTCTTCGGCTTTTCCTCTTTGGGCTTTCTTACCTTCTTGTCAAAAGTAAGTCCAACTGTTTTCATAGTTAAACCTCCTTATTTACGCCTTATGGCTAAGATAAATACCCGCGCGCTTGTTCTCATACGCGTCAACAAGACCGTACTTGCGGTACTTGAGAATGTATGAATCGCTGTTCGGGTTGTTCTCGGGCGCAATGATGTCGTTTGCGATGTGCTTATCGTACTTGATAATTGCCGGCTTGTGAATAATCATAAAGTTGATATCCTTACCGGCTGTCGCCTTCTGGTAGTGACCTGCTTCCTCGCCCTCGCTCTTACCGTCGAGCATATCAATCGCGGTATAGAAACGCGACTGCGGCACTTTCTTTGTGCCCGCAAATGTTGCAAGAACCTCTCTGGACTTAGTTGTGTCGAGTGCCATAACGCCGTTGAGCAGTGTGGGAGTTGCATAAAGGTAACGCTCCTCCTCGGGCACTTCGTCTTCGTCCATCTTATTCTTCGCTGTGATAAGCGCGGCGAGGAAATCCGCAATATTCGAGTATGTCGCCGCTGTTGCCTTCGAGATACCCGACAAGCCTGCAAGCTTTGCGAATGTGAACGCGTCAGCCTCGGGAGCGACCTTTGTGCGGATAAGCTCGCTGCCGGCTTTACCGAATGCGAGATTAAAGCTCTCCTGGTTATCCATAGCGTCGACGGAGATTTTTGTGCCTCTGTCGTAGTTGTACGCTACGGTCTTCCATACAAGGCTTACAGAACCGTCGGTGTAACCGCTGTTTCTGTCGTAATCGCCGAGACCGGTAACGCCGAGCTGAGGATAACAGATTTCGTTTACGTTAACGCCTGCCCTTACCATAGCGGGGTCGCCGATAAGGTCAGCGGTAACAGATGCCTTCTTGTAGACCTCGTCGAGCAAGTCTACATAGTTTTTGGGTAATACAAAATTATTTGCCATATAGTTTTACCTTCTTTCTTATTTCTTTTCGGGCGGCAAGCCCATAACGGCTCTCATTGAATCAAGAGCCTCAACAGAACCGCCGCCGGACTTTCCTGCGAATTTTCCTTTGTCGAGCGGCTCTTCGGAATTGAACATATAATCCTGTTCTTCCTTAACCTTATCTACGGCCGACTCGATGTCTTCTCTCTGGTTCTTGCTGTCTCTCAGGGTTTTAAGGTCGAGCAGTGCCTTTGTGGCAGTTGTGCTCTTTGCGCCCTTATCTTTGAGAATAGAATCGACAAGAGAATTGAAATCATTGTCGGCAATCTGCTTTTCGTAGGTCTGTTTCTGAGTTTCAAGCTGCTGATTAAGAGTTGTAATCTTGCCCTGCAGGTCTTTAACGTCAACGCCCTCAAACTTTTTCAGACTTTCCGTAGCAGTTTCAAGCTGAGCTTTGAAGTTATCTCTGGAAGTCTTGACCTTTTCGTGCTCGCTAACGGTGATATAATTCTCCTTAAGCGACTTTTCAAACTCAGACTTTTTGTCCTCAGGAACTTCCAAACCAAAGCCCTTCAAGATTTCGTAAATGTTCTTCATATAATTTCCTTTCTACATAGCTTATATACCGCTCTGTCCGCGGTTGAAAGTAAGCCGATGTACACCCTCGGCGCGGTAATTTGGATATAAAAAATGCGCTGTACCTTACGATACAACGCATTGATTATTGAATTTTGGGTATAAGAAAACCGCCCTGCCGTAGCGGAGCGGTTACATAAACTTAAAATATGGATTATTATTCAAATAACCTGTTTCTATAAGTCTTTTAGCAATTTCAATCTGTTCTTGTTCAAACAAATCATCTGTAGGCAAAAAGCCAACAATACACTTATCTTTATAAACATTAAGCCCCAACGCATGAAAAGGTTTTTTACACAGCTCGATATATTTACGAAACAATATCTTGATATTTTCTGGAGCGTTAGGCTTCAGAAGAAACAGAACGCCGAAATCCATTGAATATTTATTTTCAACAGCATATTTTCCGCACTGTTCATACCAATCTCTTGGGTTTTCAGCCATATTAAATCACCTGCATTCTTATATATCTTTCTGTTTTATTTATTAACCTTCCTCTATAGTCTTTCACTGTTATTTCGCGCTCACCAGCGTCAAGAATTTTGAAAGAAGTGTTTTTATCAATCAAAAATTCAAATTCCGCTGGAGAATCTGAAATTTTATAAATATAAGCTCCTTTTGTGTGTGTTGGCGCGATAATTTCTAAGGTTGTTTTGGTGGGACTGTTGCCACCAAAAATAGTGTAAGCCTCGCCACAAATAGAAGTACTGGTAAAACCCTTTTCTGTATAAACTTTCCCTATCGCTTTTTTCATATCCTCGACGGAAGAAGAAGCACCTGTAATAAAATCAACGCTACCAACACAACGTCGTAATTCTAATGGCTCATTGAGTTTGAATTTTGATAATTCATTTGATATGCCATTGGCAATCTTTTTGTATTTTGCTTCATCAAAACCATCACCATAACACCGTTTAGCTTTTGCAAGGCTATCGCCGCCACGTAAAACTGCGTTGATACCTCCATAAGTACCGCCGGTATATTCATAGATATTAGGATTATCAGCACGAAGGAAAGATACCCCTTCATTAACTTTATAATAGTCTTTTTGCCATTCTTCAAACTCTTTTATATCAGCGTCAAATAGATTTTTACCTTTTATTTGAATTATACCACTCTCACCCGATTTTTCAAGGGCTTTCGCTGATTTTGTCAGCGGTTTTCCGATACTTTCATCAACACCCTTGAACGGACTGATATTCACCCTTTGGCGTTCTTGCGGTAAGCCCATCGCCTTTGAGAATTCGGCATATTCGCTTGATAAGCCGTGATACTTCGCTTTTTTCGCGAGAATATCGTCCGCGTCAGCTCCGCCCTGCTCGAGCAGGTGGATTTCCTCGCGTTTTGCTCTGAGGGCTGTCTCAATTCTCCGCTGCCGCTGTGTAGCCTCATATGTAGTGTACTGCTTGCCTTTATATTCCTTCGGCGTGTTCTCCTCGGCGTTCATACGGTCAAGCTCTTCATCGGTATAGAGCCGCTTTGAAACGCCCGGGAAGAACGGATGAAAATCGTGACGGCAGTTAGCACCTTTTAATCCTGCGATGTTGCCGTAACCGCAAACGCTGACAAGCTCCGATTTGCTGTAAACTCTGCCCTGCCAGGGCTGATGTGTAGGTCTTGCGCCCTGATGATATGTAACCTCGAAATACTCAGTGCCGAGCTTTTCGGCGTTTTCCTCGGTAATTCTGCCTACAGTCTGATTGAACCCTGTCATAACAGCACGGCGGGCGGCAACCTCAACGCGGTTGCTTATTCCGCTTGCATAGTCAACGGTTCGCAAGCCGCTGTCGGTCATCTGCTTAACGGCTCGCTTGATTACGCTGTTATAGTCATACGCTCCACTCATAATCTGCATTGAGGCGTTGTCGAGCGTTTCCTGATAAAATTTCGCAATCGGCTTAAAAGTAACAGCGCCTTTGGCATTTTTAACCGCAAAACCGAGCGATTGAGTTATATTCTTAAATTCGGCTTTGGTCTGCTCCTTTATTCCGTTGATAAGCTGCTGGAGCGGTTTATTCTTTCGATACGGAACGAATGACTCTCCCAACTGCTTATAAATCGGCTCGTACCTCGCATAATCCTCGGCGAGTATAGTTTTATATATCCTGTCGATTTCGCTCGATGTAAGCCCGAGCGTGCGCTTAATATGCCGTTTGATAACCTCTTTTGAAGTGCCTAACTCATAAAGGCGGCTTATTTCCAAATCAGCTGTGCGCGTAATCTCTTTGTTATACGCAATCCGCTCAACGATGTCGCTCATTATGTTAAGCTGCAGGTCTCTGAACAGCTTTGAAATGCCCTGAGGTACGTACTCGAGCTCTTCCGGCGTAAGCATTAATAAACCTCGGACTGCTCGGGAAGATTAGCCTTTGCGGTCTTGATGTCCTCGTTGCGCCAACGCGCGCGGTACTCCTCAAGTCTGAGCGTACCGTTCGCGAGGTCTTTTCTGTCCTCTTCACGTTCTGACGTTTCATCATTGAGGAAGCTGTCCCGGAACTCACAAGAAAACTCATAGCCGCTGAGCGTGAGCCTGTTATAAAAAGCAAAAGCGTACACAAGACCTTCAAGACACGCCTTAAGCTGTGCCTGAATATGGTTAACAGTGTTACGCTTGCGATATTTCGACGCGTTGATTTCCGTTGCGGTCTTATCGACATATTGAGGTTGCGATAAGTCGCCGTATGACAAGCCGATATCAAACTCAATATCACGGCGATATTCCTCAAGCCCCGCAATAAAGCCTTCTTGCCTGAGCGTAGGTGAAAACTCGTGATAAAAATCTTCTTTATCGCCGTTTACATCAACATAAACCTCGGGCAACTGGTAACTGCCGTTCTTTGTCGGCTTAACCATAGTCAAATCGGCGTGGATTTTTCTCTCGGCTGACTTAAATTCATAATCGAGCCTGCCGTACTGAATATCGGCTTTTTTTATTTTTTCAATCGCGGTTTCGAACACCGAAATACCGGCGTTTGAACCATCGACCGTGTTATCGTTCGGGTTGCGGTAGAACCCGAAAATCATGCGGTCAACAGGGAAAGTTACCGACGGAACATAATCTTTCCATTCATCAACGTAACCAAGCGGAATTTCACGGCCGAGACTGTTCTCTGTCTCGGACACATAAGCCGCATTGGTGATTGTCAAGCCGATAGATGTTATCTTATGGCGTTCCAATCGGATATAAATCCTTTTATTAACTTTTTTTATCTCAGGAAAAACAATATCGGTCGGATTTCCGTCCGCGTCTCTCTCCAAAATCAAATATTCATTTTGTGCTAAGCACTGAAACGTGTCTGCTCCGAGCGGTTTGATAATCATTTCGCCCATAGCCAAACCACGCTGCAGAAATGTATCAAGGCGGATTTTCACCTTTTCAAGAGTTTTATTTAGCGTGTCGTTCGATACGTTTGTCGTCATTTCATTCAATGCTACGTTCGCGAGCTCACGAACCGATGAGCTCTCAATTCTGAGGCTGATAACCTTATCGCCGTCGCACCAATCGGCTTTGCCAAAATAGCACTTGTTCCACAGAGCAATGTGCGCTTTCATATCCTCGGATAGAACAGAATTCACGCCCAAAGCCTGCACTATATCTTTTATCGGAAACATCCGCCTGTACACTCCTTTCATAAAACTTACAATTCCCATTTATTCGCCCCTTCGTTTCCACACCTTATTCATTGCATAGCGCGACGCGTCGATATGGTGATTGTCCTTGTCAGGATATCCCGTAATAATATTACCGTCTTTATCACGTTCGTACGCATAATTAAGGAACTCCTCGGCTGTTTTCGGACAACGGCGGTTATCAATTACAATCTCACTCAGCGATTGAAGCCATTTCATGGAATAATCAACCGAGCCCGGTCCTTTTTCTGCATTGCGTGCCAGTAAACCGTAGGCACGATAATCGCCCGTCGACTTCTTCTCTGCACTGTCGCACGTTATCAGGTCGTTTTCAGTAACGCCGTGATTTGCTTTTAATTCTTCAGCTGTCTGCTTATTACTCTTTTTATTGCAGTGATATTCATCAAAGATAATCAGCTTGTGCTGTGAAGCGATGTACGCCATACAGTTATAAGCATACGGGTCAGGATACCATCCCCAGTCAACTCCACGGTATAGGCGGTCGAATTCTTTGATTTCTTCATCGGTAACTTCTCTGATCACCACGTTTTCAAAGACATTACCACCGCTACCGTTAGCAATTCCCATATACTCATTGTCGTATGCTTCGGGATTTGTCTCTTTTAAGAATTCCGCGTCGTCAATAAACGGCTTTCCGAGCCATTTGCGCGGTACATTGAGGTAGTTACTCTCAGTAACGAGCCTGTCCGCACGCGGGATCTTGATGTATTTATTCGCCCAGTTCTGAGCTGATTTCGGCGGGTTGAATGATTTGAACTTGAAAGCAAGCTCGCCGCCGCGGGTTACCGACTGCTCAATCGTTCTGACCGCCTCAGGACCTGTGAACTGGTCGAGCTCCTCAAACCACAAAATACCGATATATCCGAACGGTGCTTTAATCGACTTAATTTTGTCGGGATCATCAGCGCCGCGGAAATATATCTTTTGCCCCGTTTTTATACGTGTTATCTCCATCGGGCTAACCGTAGAGTGAAATTCATCACTAAGCCCGAGCGCGTCAATGCTCCACAGAATTTGCTGATACACCGAACCGCGCAACGTGTCGGCAACCTGGCGCATAACACAGGCGTGCATATCCTCGTTCTTCATCAGCAGGTCGATAATCTCTAAGCTGACAAAAGTTGATTTTGTAGAGCCTCTGCCGCCCGGGAACACGTATTCCGAGTGTTCGCGGTTCTCAATATCGAAAAGCACCGGCGTAAATGTCGGTGCTATCATTGTTGCGGGAATACCCTTATATTCGTTTGTATACACATCAGGCGGCGCATTCTTCTCTTTCTCGATTCTGAGATATTCTTTATCGAGCTTCATTTTGTGCTTTTTATATGCGTCATCCTGAATTATATCTCTCAATTCTTTTATTGCGCCAACGTCGCCGCTTTTCGCTTTTTTAAGCAGCGCGGCGTTCACGATTACGAGATTTGTTATTTCTTCATCTTCAAGCTCAACGGAATTCAGTCCTAAATCGCTGAGCAGTGTCCAATCATCAGGTGCGAACGTGCGCTTTTCGAGCAGCAGTTCCATTATCTGCTTCATGCTCTTTTTTCTACGCCGTGCAACACCCGACGCTCTGCCACCCTTTGCACCATTTTTCACGGCTTCCTCTCGGCTTTGATTGCTGGTAAAGGGTATTAAGTTTTTCTCATTCGCCACCTTCACCACCTCTCAAAAGCGAAAAAGCAAAACCGCCCATTTCCGGGCGGCTTCACATAAGGAGCATGACACACAATGTTCATCTTTATACGTTTCCTAATTCTAATTATATCACACTCAAAGGTAACTTCGTTACCAATTGTGTTTGTAGCAGCGTTTTTTTATGCTTGCCACTGTATCGAGCCTGTTTTCGGTTATATCCGCTATCATACGCCAAGTACAGTTTTTTACCAAAAATAGATGAATACAAACCTCTTCGTCAATATCTTTCGATAGGCGGCTGAGGGCGTTGTGTTTTTCGGTTTCCAGTTCTTCAATTCGCTTTTCAGTGTCCGAAATTTCGGTAATACACTTACCGATTTTATCAGACACATCACTACCCCCGGGCATACCTGAAAGAGCAGGAGAAACATTCACAACCTCGCTTTTAAGCATTACAAGCTTTCTTTTGAGCTGACCGAGCTGTTTATCAATAGCTTTGAATTCTCTTATCGTCAATTTGTCACTCCCTTAATCAGCTTTAGAATTGTCTGCTCGACATTCTCTCCTATTGCCCTGTACCAATCAGGATGTAACAAGCGACTTGTAAGAGCTAACATATGCCATTTGTCATCCGGTAAAAAAGGAATATCCAAGACAGGAATATCACTCACAGAACCGAGAATATCAACACATCCTGCCCGCTCAAGAACTGAATAGATATCATCCTTTACCGGATATAATTTCTTATGTACCTGCATAAAAATTATATTTGTCATTTTTCACCTCTCCCACACTATAGAGCAAGTTCCTTAGCGTGTTTAATGTTCCTAAAGAGTACAGACAACCAAAATGAAATTTTTGCGATAGACAAGCCATTTTTAATTAAAATGATATTCAGGATGGAAGGTTGTCTTTTTAAATTCGGCTGAATAACAACTAATCTCAGATTGCTATTTTATAATGTCAACTTGTTTTATTATATAATCTCAAATTGCGATTACATAATGTCAAGTTGCGCTTTGCTTTTCTGATACATCTTCAAGCTTTGCGATTACAAGCGAGGTCGCTGCCGAGATCTGGTCTTTAAGCTCAGCTTGAAAGACAAAACCGCTCTTATTCCCCTGCCGCATAATGCAACCTGTGAACGTGTATGGTATGCCCTCAAAGTAGACTGTTCTGCCGAGGCAGAATTTAACTCTCTGAATATCCATTTATCGGCAACTCCTCTACGCAGATAAAAATACCGGGGATTTTCGCCCAGAACTTCTGGCAGATTTCGGAACAGACAAGAGCGTCATCCTTCCAAAAGCCGACCTTTGTCATACAGTCCTTCAAGAGCTTTTGAAGATTATCCGTGTCAGGCTTTGAAATTTTATAATCTCCGTCCGAGTGTTCGCCTTTGATTGGAAAGCACCATTTAACCACAAGCTGAACCGCCGAGGAAAACGGTTGTGCAGGCTTATACTTCATCAGGTGAGCTTTGAACTTTTGCTTAACGTTCTTAATTTCCACGCTGTCGTACATAAACGGCTTACCGTTAATCGCCGTGAGTTTTTTCTCCTGAGCCGTCACCGTCGGGGGAATCATCGGCATAAAAAATATCGTTTTCATTCTATATCATCTTCTTCCTGAACAAAATCAACGCCGACCCATTTTTTTGTATTAGGGTTGTATGTAATCGCGCCTGATTGCTTGACGATATCCCAAATATATTTCAGCACAGGTAATTGTTTAACTAACCACCAGAGAGTTCTTGATTTTCTCAAATTAAATTCTTCTCCAGGTAGGGTATGATATAACGGCGGCATTCTTCGAGCGGCGTCGACAATCGCTTGCCTCGATTTACTTCTTTTCATTTTCATTTCCGCACCTCCTCGCGCGTCATTATTCTAACTGTATGTTTTGTGGGGACGGAGTAAGTCCCCCACAAACATACATTGTTAATAATAATATAGTTTTTTGTCACTCTGACAAACTCGATAAATTAATCGTTTTT